AAATCTTCAAGCTTTTCTGCGGCCTTATCAAAAATATTATCACGAAATGGATTGAATGCTTCTGATACGGCCCAGTAGTTTTCGATATCTTTATTAATTAACTGAGTGAGTAAATTATTCTTCGTTTTCGTTGTCATCTGTAGGTGCTTGGTTAAAAAGTGTTTGTGACAATTCTTCCTTTCTTTGTTCTAGCCGGTCATAAATTTTGTTTGCAATGATATTATCAAAGTTTTCTTTGGTACCAAGCATGTTACCATCATTTACATTTTTGATTAGATTTTTAATTTCGTCTTCCATTATACACCTCCTATAGTATCTGCTGGTGTTGAGCCACCGCCGCCACTGGCGCCACCTCCGCCACCACCTAAGTCATTGACCATTCCATCACCGGGTGATGGTCCCATGCCAGTATCGGCTCCGCCCATACCGCCACCGAACAAGTCACCGCCCATTCCACCTCCACCCATTCCACCATCCATGCCCATGCCGAAGCCAGGCTCACCTTCTTGAGGTGCAAATCGTGGATCATATTTCTCCTCACCAATCTCTTCTTCAATCTTTTCAATCTCTTCATCTGTCATGAACAGAATGTTTTTGCGAATATAGTTTGCAGAGAAATATTTTCCACGATATTCTTCAGCATCACGAAGAGCATTCATTTTTTCAGTGAGAACTTCAAGGCTTTTGAGTGCATTGAAATTGCTGTCTTGGTCATATGTGAATTGAATTTGATCTTTAATATCATCCCATTGTTTAAGTGAAATGATGTTCTTTAGAATTAATTGTTTTTTGAGAAGATCCAAAAACAAGTTTGAGAAACGTGAACGCAAACGCTCAATGAATCTTAGAAACTTGTATTCTTCTCGACTAATCTCACTGGCTCGTCCAAGTGAGAACCCGCTTTCGGGTTGCATTCTTGAAATTGGTACATTCAATGAACGGAACAATTGACGTTGAAAATATTCAAGTTCGTCAAGTTGTGTGAAGCCACCTTCGTCTCCTGACAAAGTATCAATCTCTGTGGTTGCACTACCATTTCTCCTGGGCATCCAATAGTCTTCAAGCATTGTTTGAAATTTACGGTCATCTCTCAACATGCCAGTTTTACTATCGTACACCATTTTGTTACGATATTGATCTTTAAGTGTCTGTAAGTATTGTCTTGCTTTTGCAGCAGGTAAGTTTCCTACATCAACATAGAAAATTCTTCTTGATGGTGCTCGACTCAAACGATGGATGATTGATGCATCTTCAAGCATTCGTATTTGGTTGAGTGGACGGAATGCTTTGTGAAGGTAGGAAATCACCGTGGTGCGTCTTTCGTCTAAAAGACCACTAGTAGTATAGACAATTGATTCTGGAGCGATTTTCAGTACATTTCGTTGATCCGTATTTTGTGAATATGAATCTTGTGTGAATACTCCACTTTCAGAATACATGTAGAATTCTTCAAACTCAAGATTCAATTGTATTTCTTGTGGACCTACCGAAATCTTTTGATCTGCATCTGCACCTTTTCGTTGCCGAACCTTTTTAATTTTGAATGGATCGATCAGTCTTGTCTCAACAATACCACGTTGTGGTTTTTCAACGTCAATCATCACATGAAAGAATAATCTTCCATCAACAAACCATCTGCGAAAAATTTCATAACCAACATATTTAAAATTTAAGACATCAAGAACAGTATAAAATTCATCAGAAATTTTCTGACAAATCATTTCTGAATAATCTTCAAGATTGTCAAGGTCAATGTGAACAGGATATGATTTGCGATTCGCAACAATTGCTTCATTCACAATTTCTTCAACGGCAAGTTCACACTCTGGTTGCATAATCATTGAACGATATCTTGCAAGCAGGTCAGATTCATTTTGAAAATTAGTTTCAAGATTGAGATAAGTACCGTAAACGCCAGCAGAACCTACAACGGTAGAGCCGTCATCATTTTCTGGTGCGGTGAACGATTGTAAATTTTGTTCTGAACGGTCTTGAGATTCTTGAAACTTCCAGCCGAATAATGTAGACATTCAAACTCCTCATTTTTAATTGTTATTGTTTACATTATTTATTATATTTGTAAAACCAAAAAAAGCCTGCATGTTTTAAATGCAGGCTTTTCAACGAATAAACTAAATTGAAAATATAGTTTAACTAGCCGCTTTTGAAGCTTTTGGACCAGTCCAATTAACTGCACCAGGAATACCTTCTGCAGGTTGGTCATTAGTGTTTCCAGTAAATGGATTCGTAGTTTTGTTTCCTGGTACACTGAGTTCCAAAGTATTCTTCACCCAATATTGATATGCAAAAGTTACTGTGAATTCTTCAATAGTATCTTTATCATCCCAACTCAATGTGATTTGGTCAACGGAAGTTGGAAATGCATCTTTAAAATAATAAGATCCAAGATAAGGTCCATCATCATCATTATTCAACCGAGAAATACCACCATCTTTTTGTAGTTGGTGTACTTGCATTTGACCATAAACATTTTTACCAGCATCTGCACCAAATCCTGATTCTGCTTCAAAGATCGATGCACCTGGTGAAATATATTCAATCCAAGCTTCAAAGAAGTGACGAATTTTATAATTTTCGTCATTCATAATTGTAACTGACCAGGGTGCAAATGTTCGGTCAATTGATGGTAACTTGACATCTCTTCCAAGAAATGTTTTTGTAATTTCACCTAACGTGCTTTCAGGAATTGAAGCCGCTTTAATAAAGAATGAAATTTCCTGTGTATCAAAAATAAACGGAGAAAGCGCATCTATAATATTTTGTGGAAAATAGATCGTTGCGAAAAATAGTGAAGGACGTGCGCCTCCACCAACTAGTTTATTGCGTAATGCAGTGACATTAATTCCCATAGTAGACTCCTTTTTTTATTATAAACCAAGATCTGCGAAGTCAACCGTCTGACCAACGGCTGTGAAATTCAACTTAATGAAGTTAATCACATAAGTTGGGCGAATATAGATATCAGCTACAAATTTATTCTCTTCAATCAATTCATTCGTATTATTTGTTTCATCACATACAATTCTGTATTCAGTACAACCTTGTTGCTGAACAATTGTTTCAAGATAGTTTTCAAGTTGTCTTGCAAATTCTGCTCGAGTCGATGCTGTATTGAATTCAAACAATTTTCTTCTGGCTTGGAATACAACAAAATCTTTTACAGTAATAAACAATCTTCTTACATTGATTCTGTCAAATGCACTTGCAACTTTGGTCAGTGTTTTATCACCAAACAGCAATGTACCTTCACCACGAATTGTGATAATAGGATTGACTTGATTTATATATTGCTCATCTCTTACTTCTTGAGAAGGATTGAAAGCAAGTTTAACAACATTCTTAATCTGCCCACGATTATATCCAGCTGGTGAATACCAAGGATAATAATTGATATCACATTGCGCCATTAAACCGGCAATGTCTCCAGACATTGGAAGCCATCTATATGTATCATTGAAACTATCGTATTGATATTTAAAGTTTCCGTCCATGAAAGCATATGAACTATTGTAAATACCATCTCTCCAATTAATCATTCGGTCTGCGATCAATTTCTCATCTGAGAAGCCGCTTGCAATTTGTCCATAATCACCAGAGACACAAACAACACAATCTTTTCTTTCTTCTGCCAATTGAATCATTTTTGAAATTGCAATACGAGAATCAATTGGATGTCCTGGAATATAAGTCCAACCAGTTACAAAGAAATCTACGTCAATATCTTCTTTTGATTTGAACAATTCAATTGCTCTTAGGATATCATCTTCTTGTGTAGGATTGCCACCAGAACCACCAGCAAATCGTTGTGCTGAATAATCTGATATTCCTCTTTTGTTTGTATGATAAGTCACGAAACGTGTACCTGCTGTCTTTTCACCCCAATTATCACCCAAACTTTTTCCACCGAGAGGATGTGCCGCCCATTTAATCCATTCGGAAGTATTATTGACTCGAGTTACATAATATGTTGGTGCGCCAAAATCATCTCTACCATCTCTTGCAACAGATAGACTTGAATATGATTCGAGAACTTGTCCAACATTACCAGTAATTTTTCCACCATCATCAATTACCGTCACATGAACTTCGTCACAGTAATGACCGCCCATGTCTTGATTAACAACTCTTGCATTGTTTGATGTTGCTGGTGCTTGAGGATAAAGTTGAGCATATTTCCATTCTCGACTCCAGAATGTTGGTGTACTTGCTAAAACTTTACCAACAATTGGTCTGTCAATACGAACTTCTACATTTGAAATGATTTCAGAAACTATAACTCTTTGACCAGTAATTGTTAAAATATCACCAACAGATAATTGCTCTTCGAATACAGTATTGATACCATAAATTCTGTCAGTGTTATTACTAAAGTATACACGGCCCATCAAATTCATTGGTGAATTTCTTCTTGCACCATCTGAAAATTCTTTGAACTTACTTCGTTCACGAACCATAATCTTTGTAATATTTTGAGAAATGACAAGTTCTTGTACACCGCCATTATCAACAGTTGGTACACTACCATATCCTTCTCTGTTAACATATGCAATATGTCCGTTTAGAGGATCATAACCTTTGAGAAGCATATTGTACACACCCGCTTCTGGACCACCATGTACTGTAAAGCTTAATACTTTTTGTTCTGCTTCAAATGAATAGTCTCCAAGCCAGGTATTTGGACCTGAACTAACTAGTGGGTACATATTTGGCACGCCAATTTGCACATTCTCAAATTTCACATAAAACTTGTTATTGTCAATGAGTTGTAATGTAACCGTATTCAATGCCAGTCCATTAACTTCATTTACTGTAAGTGTTTCTTGTGGTGAATTTGCAAAACACATATCAACTTTGATTGAGTTGCCAAGGTCGCCAGGATATCTTGCAATCCAAGCACCATAACCCAAATCTTGACCAAACTTGACACCACCTTCTGATGGATCTTTAAGTCCGCCCTCTTCTAAGATTAAACTTTCTGCATAATTTGCATCATTATAGATCAATAGCTGTTGTCCCATTGAATTATAACCAAAAGTTGCGTTCCTTGCGCTATCATTATCTACAACCCTTACAACATTAGCAGTTTTTCCATACTGCAAAAAGTTATATACATTAAACCATTCAACATAATTGTTATTCACTGGTTTTCCAAACTGTTTAATAAATTCATTTTCACTTGTAATAAGAGTAGGAATCATGGATGGTCCCCAGTTAAATCGTCCAACAACTCCTGCAATGCTAGTTAGCGCCAGCTTATCAGGACGAATAGATTTGTCAATCTCATTCGTGACGATTCCCGGAGATAGAGTAAAATCTGCCATATCAGTTCCTTTAACTTGAATTATTTTAAAAGGTAAACCACGAAAAAAATAAATTAAAAATAATTAATTTTATTAGTTTAGAAATATTTATCAATTTTGAAGTTTTAAAGACCTTCAAATAACCAGGCATTTTGTTTAAGAATTTCAATTCTTTCTTCTTCAAACGGATCTCGTTCTTCTTCTGGAACGTATTCTTCCACACCATCATCCAAAAATCCAAAAGGTAAATAATTTTCTTCATTTTCATTTTCCACAATATTTGTCCGCATGTTCATATCATAAGTATCTTTAAAATATTGTTCATCGGACATCCAAGCAAAAAGAACTAAAGTCATTACACAATCATCATGTTTACCATTCTCTGCTTTATATGAACCAGACCTTGCATCAACTGAGAATGTTAAAAATTCACCAATGGTATCAGCATCATTCACTAAAAGTTGTTCATTCTCAATTAGCATTTTTAAATTTGAACAGCCAATTCTTTTAATTCTTGGCGTTGTTGTTACACCATACTTCGCTCTTTTTTGAAATCCACTTGACAAAGTAGTTTTTAATTCTTTTTTTACAGTGGTGAATAAATGATCATATTCCAAATCTTGAAGTAGAACATCTGTAATTTGTGAACCTATATTGTTTTCTTCAACAAGAACATATGCTTTGTTGTATTGTAGTGCCGCATTATGAATGATTCTCGCATAGATAATTGGCTGAATTGTGTTGTCACGATAAACAGCAACAACCTTAAATGGTTTTGTTGAAACATCAATCACAGAGAAAACAGAGTAGTCTTGTTCTCTACCTTTTGATACATCAGCAACAATTACATAATTGTGTTCTTCTTGAACTTCTTCGTAAATTTTAATATCATCAAGAATTCGTGATGGCTTCATGATTGCCATCTCTTTCAATTTTGTTGATGAAATTAAAGTTGCTGTACTACCAAGAAACTGGCAACAATGTTCAACAAGAAACTTTTCTTCTCCAAACTGTGCAATTGTTTTTTTCTTCCATTCGTCATTACGATCTGGTCTTTGATACCACATGACTTTATATGGAATAAAGTCATTAACTCCAGCCTCTGCTTCCGTCCAAAATTTGTAGAAATGATTCAATCCTTTTGGTGTTGAAGTCATTACAACCTTTGAAGAAGTACCAGATGAGATGGTAGGATAGGTTGCAGACCAAAAGGTTTCAAAGTTATCAACGAATGCGCACTCATCTACATACAATAGATTGATTGTTTCACCACGAATACTATCACCAGTCGAAGCTGAAACCATCACCATACAACCATTTTCAAGTTCAATTGAATTCACATTCCAAGACATCACTCCCTGTTGCATCCACAAAGGAATGTGTTCATATGCTTGTTTGATTAAACGTAAACTCTTTCGTGCAGTCTTTGTATAGTTTGCTAAGATTGCTACATTCTTTGAGCTATTGAATAATATATAATGTAAAATATATCCACAGACAGTTGTAGTTTTTGAAATCTGGCGTGCAGATAATACAATTGTATTTCGATTATCATGGACTAAATTGATGATATCTTTTTGATAGTCCCACAAATCAATAATTTGTTTACCTTGATCAATTGTAATAATATAAAAATAATTATTGAGAAAATAAACTACATCATCTCGGCAACGAAGATATTCCTCTACATGGTCTCTTGTAAAAGGTATCTCTTGACCGACTCGTTTTAATTTAGGATTATTTTTATAATTAAGTACTGGTACTGGCGCAGACATAGAATCACCTTTTTAGGAATGAATAAATAATATAAGTTATTTTAATATTTATTTCAACCAAGGCTTTAATGTCAAAAGCAAATATACATTTTAATCATTATCAATATCAAGGAGAGCAGGACCTAGTACAGGACTTGCATGATGAGATCATACAAATTGTAGGCATCAATATGTCTTATCTACCCAAAGAACATTTCAATTATGATCTGATCATGGGTTCTGATAATGACCAAAGATTTAATCATGCCTACCTGATTGAGATGTTGATGGAAGAAACTGATGGCTATGTTGGTCAATCATTACTCGGTAAGTTTGGTTTACAAATTGAAGAAACAATGACCTTGATTGTTTCAAAAAGAAGGTTTGATGAGACAGGTATTCCAGACCGAAGGCGACCACATGAAGGTGACTTGATCTATATGCCAACAGATTCAAGATTGTATACAATCACATATGTTGATTATCAGCAACCAGGATTTATGCAAGCTGGTATCTTTCCTAACTATCGGCTATCATGCGAATTGTATACACCGAGCCATGAGCAGATTGAAACGAATGTTAAAATAATTGATCAAGCAGACCAAGAAATTTATAGTCTTGACATACCTCTTGAAAACATTACGGGTAAGTTTGCAAGAAATGAATTTGTTGTTGGTGAGAAATCAGGATATAAAGGACAAGTGCATAAGTTTATGCCAAGAAAGAAAGTTCTTTCTGTTCGTAACCTGAATGGTTTGTTTGAACCAAATGAAATTCTAACGGGTGAATCAAGTGGTGCAACCGCAAATGTTAATTCA